TATTTTTAAATTATTAGATATTCCCTGTGACCATTTTCCTATATCTGGATACATATAGTTGTTAGCATAATCAGCAAAAGGATAGTCAATAAAAACAGAAGTTCCGCTATAAGCACTATTAATATTTTCTGGAACTTCTACACCTTGTCCATAAACAAATCTTTTCTTTGCAATAAGAGATGGTACTTGGTACGGGTAGACAGCAACACAGTCAATCTCAATTGGAGATACATCATCGTAAGCATAAAAGCCAAGCCAGTCATTATCCTTTCCATTTGTTTCTTTATTTGGAAAAACAAGATCATTTGTTATAAAACTTAAAGATATTACTTGCTCTCCATTAATCAAAAGGCTTGCAGAATCTTTTGTTACCCTTATGTGCAAAAGCATAGGCCTTGTCCATTGACCAACACAGAAAGATCCAATGTTGTCAGATATCTTTAGGGTTATAAAAGGTCCGTTAACATAAAGTCCGTCATCTGATGCGATAGGTCCAAATATTCTTTTTAACTCATTAGTGCTTGAGTTAATTCTCAACCACATTTCTAATGTGTACTCTTTAAACTTTCCGTTATTATTTAAAAATCCATTTCCTGGTAAAATTAATCCAGGAATATTGTTTTGATTTGGAACCAAGATTGTTGTATTTGATGCACCATAAACCATTGGTACGCCAGAGTTTTTTGCAGATAAAGAAAGATCATCTAATATGTAATATCCAGAACTTTCTTGTAATCCATATGCACGGGCCTCAATTCCCTTTAAAGATGGAAGATTGATTGTGCTTGGTATGTTTGATCCTTGAACCCCAAGAGAAACAGCATTAAATTCTTCTGACCATTGACCAACGCTAATGCCATTAATCAAAAACTCATAGTTTGCTTCTTCATTTGTTACATTTAAATATGTTATTTTTATTACTGGTCTCATCTCTACATTGTCTGCAGGGATATGAAATGTTTCTGATACAAAGATCCATTTATCATATACGGATGTATCGTAATGCTTTAGATTTTGTACATTTGTTCCAGTTGTAGCATCATAAAACTCGTATCCAATATCTATTCCAGTAATGTATGGGCTAAGCGAGTATATATAAGATCCAACTGAAAAAGTTCCAAGGTCTTTATTTAAATCCTCAAAGTTAAAAAGTTCTGGACCTCTACACTCAATAGTGTTAGAAACACCTACTGGCTCGCTTCCAATTATCTTTGTTACAACGCTATCTGTAAAGGGTTCGTCTATAGTTGTTGTAGATACTTCTGCTGTACCGCCAGAAATTATCCAGTCAGAAACATCTCTTTGATTTTCCGATATTAATGAAACATAGTCAACTTTGTCATCTAAAGCCCAAAGAGTCAGCGGGTGTTCTGCAAACACCTTTTCTGCATATAGGTTAGATGGACTAGACATTGTAAGTCTATTTTATCACACTATGCGTGTAAACCAGCGAGGTGTTGTGTATCTCGTTCCTTTAGTGATAGCATTTACGCCATGAACAAATCTTGGTTGATCTGGGAAACAGACTAAGTCTCCTGGTTCTGGCTTAATAGAAATGTTATAGTCTGGGAAATGTATTTCTCCACCCTCATAGTTATCATTCAAATATACTAGTGTAGCAATGTCATTTGGTCTAGATGAATCATAATGATCGTGCATACCATGTCCTTCTTCAAAACGTGCTAGATGAGTTTTATGTGGATTGAAAGGTTGAAACTCTCCCCCATAAGTTTCTTTAACATGGTTATAAACTTTAAGAGCATACTCTTGTAATAGGTCTAGCACTGATCTATCATTTGCCTCTATTTCGTGATATGTATATACCTTGAATTCTTCTTCGTTATTACCATGCATATTAAAACTGTTGTTAAACTTAACAGCATGTTGATGAATTCTTTCAGCATCTTCTGCTTTCATGAATCCTTTAATATGATGTATTTGTGACACGTAGTCCTCCATTATTTTACCTTAATCTCGCAATAGTCTGTTGTGCAATATGCCTCACCTTGTGCCTCTAGATTATCTACTCCATCGTAAATTGCTCCAAAGTCAATGTGCTTCAGTTTGCCAATATATCCATTATACTCCTCTTCAGTAATCTGAGTGTATGGTTGTTGTGGATAAACTGTATTTCCCATTGGAAGGAACGATACTGCCTTTAACTGACCCTCATACATATGAAGTGCTGGGGCAACATGCTTTGACTCTGTCTCCTTGTCAAATGAGAGTGTTACAGACACACCATTGTCTGACCAATACTTCTGAGCAGTAGCAGCAAGTGCAATCTTTTCAAACAAGGTAACATCTTTTTCTGAACGCTTTTGCCCAGATTTAATTGGGAAATAAACAACAGATGTATTTGCTGAAACAACATCCTTTTCAACATTATAATTTGCTGCCTTAAATAAATGCAACATTGGATCTGTATCGCCAAAACGAACTGCACGAAGGAAGAACTCTCCTCCAGGTCCCCAGTGAACTCCAGGAGTTGCTCCAGAAAGAATTGATACAGAACCAGATGGTTTTACTGTTGTTACACGAATTGATTCACGAACGCAAAGCCACTCTGAGTAAGAATGATCATACTTTCGAATTGTTTGATATCCTTCATCCATCCACTCACGAACTGCTGGCAACCCCTTTTGATCTGCAAAAGAGGCAATACCTGTAAGAGAAGTACCAATACGACGGTTGCGTTGCATGATACCGTTTGTCTGCTGCCAGTGAGTTGGTAGCAATGTAACAGTCTTTCCATAAAGATAAGCAAACTTCAATGTCTTGAGGAAGTCCTCCTTGGATTCATGTCGGTTTAAGTGAACCTCTACAAGAGTACAAAGTTCATACGACTCCAATGGCTGCTCCGCACAAGGATTGAAGCCCATAACACGATAATCTTTTCCATCTGCAGGATCTGCTAGACGACCATAGTTACGAGCAACATCAAGCCAGATAAAACCTGGCTCTCCGTTATTAACAATCAGATCAGTGTACTTTTCGTAGTCCATTCCGACTGTTGCAGAAATTGAGTTGTTTGACATCCATGCCCAACCTGGGTTTTCTGGGTCAAACGAGTTGCGGTCTGGGAAGACCTCTGCGTTCTTAAGATTAATAAAGTCTTCATCTCCTGCTGCACCCAAAGCAAGTGTTGCTGAGCGACGAACATTTCCTGATACCACACATGTGCCAATAAGGTTAATGATATCTGTAATAGCACGGCTATCAAGGGTTTCTCCTGCTCTACCGCCGATTACCTTGTCGATCTGTGTATGTAGTTGAATGAGTGGTGCTGGACCGCTAGCAACCCCTCCAAAGCCCTTAATGGGTGCTCCCAGAGGACGGATAAGGTCATAGTTAAACTGCTGTATTGGTTGGTTGGAACGAAGGTAGGAGTTTAGCAAAAGTCTAACCGATTCTACCCATCCTTCACGAGTGTCTGGAATATCATAAATCGCTGCTGGCTCTGTAGGAGTATAGATAACAAAACCCTTGTCCTGTCCAACAGTATCAAAGCCTACTCCAATGCCAAGCATCAAAGCATCCATGACCCAAGCAAATAGTGCTCCTGGATCATTCTTATCTAGATCTTTTGTTGATACCATTGCACAATTCTGAAGTGCTGCTGAGTTCTTCTTCTCCATTGTCATTGGTGTTCCAAAAGTCCACATGCCACGTCCTGGTGGTGTCCACTTTAATTCAAACATTCTTTGAAATGCTTCTTGTGCTGATTTTTGAGCCTTGTAATCATTCCATGGTAGGCGATTTTCTTTAGCGTGATTCTTTTGTACTGAGTACATTCCTTCAATTACACGACGACAAACTTCATGCCAACGCTCTTTAGTTCCATCTTCCTTGACACGAGAATATGTACGAATAAAGGTAATCTCTCCAAGTGAGTTTTCTGCTGCATCCTTAAAACCAAATGGGCTTTCTTGAGATTTGTACTTTTCTACAAAGTCTTCTGGGAGTTTAAAACTAAAAAAATCTGACATGTGTTTCGTCCTTTCAAAAACGGAATAGAGTTAATTATAGCAGAGTTTTCAAAAAAGCAAAACTCTCCCCTAAACCAATACTTTATACTTATGTAAACTTAATCCAATTTGTATTGTTTTCAATACCAAGATTAACTAATCTACTAAATGGAACAACATCATACGCTATAGTTATTCTTGCATGATCTTCGTACCAGTCATCTCTACCATGTGGAAAACCATTAGCACATAAAACCAGTCTATTGTTTTTGTTTACATTGCTAAAAACTTCATCTTTATCTATCTTATAATAAGTGATGGATGGTTCCGCATTTACGCAATAGTAACCATGAAAATCAGGAGCACCAAATCCACCAAGATGGTCGTGAAAGAATCTTTCATTTTTAATTGGACTGTACTCTCTATTGTTTACCGATTTAATGTCATAGTTAAACCAAGCACGAACCATATAGTCTTGTTCATCAAAACTATATCCATAATAACTGCAGGCATCTTTGGTTAGGTTTTTTAATGCCAAGTACATCTCTTTAATTTGAGAATCGTTAGACTTAAAAAGATTATACTTTTTATTTAATTTTGTTGGAGCATTATTTAACTTATTGTATTTTTTTACTAAAAGATCAGTTAAAAGGTTTTCTTCTTCTAAAGTATTTGATAGTATTTCATCATGCTTTTTATCTAAATACGACTGTAGTAAAATTAAATCAATAGATAGTGTGCTGTCAAATATTTTGAATGAGTCTTTATTCATGATACGGCATTTAGTTTTTCTATGTATCTTCTGCCACCAACAGTATCTAGATGTGAGTGTCTGTCATATTCTATATCATTAAAATCAAATGGTAGTGGGTATAACTCTTCTACCTTTATACCTGTAGCAGATATAAAAGGTTGTGGATTTAGATAAACAAGTTTAGAGGTTGTATTATTTTTTAAAAGGTCTATAACTTCGTTATAATTATGATTCAACGAGAATGGAACATAGCCTCTTTCGTGAATAGGAGGAGAAACCTTCTCATAGTAGCCAGATGGCAAAGAGTATATCTGGATATCATTATTTAGTAAACTAATAGAAATATACTCCTCTTCTCCATGATACTTTAACTGATTGGGTATTTCTATTTTACTGATTAAATCAAACTTGCCAAATATAAAGTTTCTATCAATATAAGATGTTTGAGATATTTCCTTTGTTTCTTTTTCTGTTTTTTTAACATAGAAATACTTATCAATAGAAATGTTGTATGCTCCAGTTCCAGACAATACAGAACTTTCTGGCAAAGAGTTTATTAGTTCTGTATCCCAGTTTTTAGGAAGGTCGATGTGCTGCTTTAAGAGCAATGCATAGTCATACTGCTTGCTAGAATTTTCATTCAAACACTTCTTTAAATAATGTAATGGACTAAGCAGTTCATCCCACCAGATAACTTCATAAAACACATTTTTGTGTTCTGAAAATTGTCTAAGTCTAGTAAGGTTATTTTGATCACTAATATAAAAATGCAGCCTGTTAGTTTTAGAACTATTCTCTATTATAGAGTTAACGAATTCTAATAGGCTTGGCTCTTTGTATGAATATATATATACAAAGATATCTTTTATATTAGAGGTATCCAATGCTGTTCCCTAGCCGTTCTAATAGTCTCTAAAGGCGTTACATCGTAAGCAATGGTTATTCTGAACTCTTCCTGATTCCAACTCTGAATACCATGAGGGTGGCCAGTCTCTGAAAGTACAGCACGATTGTTCTTGTTTACATTAGTAAATCTTTCTCCATCTATACCGCCTATTTTATAGTAGGTGTTTGATGGCTCAGCATTTACACAGTAGTATCCATGAAAGTCTGGTGCCCCTTTACCCTCTAAATGATCATGCAAGAAACTGTCTGGCAGTGGTTCTGGCTTTTGATATTTATCAAAGTTAAACCACCCTTGAATCATGTAGTGCTGGGAATCAAAATCAATACCGTAGTACCAGCATGCTTCTTTTGTCATGTCTGATACTGCACGGTAAATGTTATGAAGTCCTTCATGATGGAATTGAAATATATTATACTTAGATCCCAAGTTTGTTGCTGGAGACCTATTCTCTAAAACATCAAAGTCTTCTTTGGTAATATTTGGAATTAATCCATTTTCTAAACCATACATCTTATCTTCTAAGAAACTTGTTAGCGACTTAAGGTCATTATCTAAATGTCTATCAAAGAACTTATGTGGTGTTAGCATAAAGGAATCCAATGCTGCTCTGATGCTCTTGCCTGCGCCAATGACTTCAATGGAACAATATCATAAGCAACTGTAATTCTTGGACCTTCCCAGTCCCAGTCTGCTTGTGCATGAGGATGTCCCATTTCTGAAATGATCATTCGATTATCAGTGTTGTGGTTTGCAACTTCTCTTTCTGGATCATTGAATATTCGGTAATATGTTACAGAAGGTTCTGCCTTGACTGAGTAATATCCATGGAAGTGAGGAGCATAAGGGCCACCATGATCATGCCAATCTAGTTTACCCTTTTTAGTATGATTGATATTAAACCAACCCTGAACCATGTACTCTTGTTTAGCAAAGTCTAGTTCGTAATATTCACATGCTTCACGCATCACTTCACCAATTGTCTTATACAACTTATAGATGTCTGGATTTAAAAATTGGAATACGTTGTATTCTCTCCACTTTACAGTTGAAAGGCTTCCAGACTCTGTCCAAATTTCTCCCTGGCCTAGTTCTTTAATTCCAGGCAAGGTCTGGTCTTGAATTCTGTCATATTGATAAGCAAGATATTCTGCTAGCCTATCTGTGTTTACA